ACGTCTTAGTCTTGTGGGGCTTGTGCGCCTTGTTGTGGTCTGCAAGTCCAGCGTGCAAAGGCTAAAATTTCAGGGTCAATGTAGCCAGCTTTGCCAGCCATTAGACTAGTTTTTGCTCGGTCTAACATACCAACCGCTGATTGGTGAATGATGTATAAAGGGTCTATTTTCATTTCAGCGATTGCTGTTTGCAAGTCCTCAAATGTTCCGAAGTCTGAAACCCCTTTAATTTCTTGCATAGCGTTAGCTACCAGTTCCGTTACTTCAGATGATACATCAACCAATGGCACAGCAGTTTTAATGCCTAAAGCTTTTGCTTGGTCTTGTCGTGTGGTGTTTACTCTGCCCGCTTTGTATGCTTGGAAGTTGCGAATGTAAAACTCAAGACTAGGGATTTCATACCATGCAAAGGGTTTAGTTGGTGCGCCTGTGCGTGTGTCGTAGTCCTCAAACTCTGCTAGTTCCTTAAGGGTTTGCGTTAGGTAGTTGAAACCGTCAACCAATGTTCCAAGGTCTGCGTGTTGTGCCTTTGGCATATCATCTGGAGTAAAGGCAATTTCCCCGCCTTCAATGATTTGTTCTTTAGTCAAACCATAACCATTCGTTACTGGGTGGCGTGCAATAGCACCGCCTAAGTGCCATAACAGATTACGTGCGCCTAAGTGTTGCAAGGTTTGACCTTGCTCACCTGTAATTATTGTTTCAAAGTTTAATGCTTTTTGTGCGTTTGACATGATTATTTCCTTTTTTAATAAATGATAAATTTTAAGATACTCACTCACAAGCTACTGCTTGCTTGCTTAAGGGTATTATACAATTAAGTTGTTAATAGAATGTAACTTGATTGTAATAATTTGTAATATATAATCCACAGCTAGATAAACTAGCAATTAGATGATTGTAAAGTTATCCACAGATTACCTTAAACTATCCACAAGTTATCCACAGACTTACCCACAACACCTTCTTATAGACTAAATACAACGGTTAATCTACTACTAATACTTCTTCAGCAGATAGCCACAGCTACTTCTAAGACTGGAGAAGCCAGTCGATAGAAGCACATCGTCGTTGTCTTTACGACGATAGTGTCTGCGTGCAATCAATGTAACACATATCTCAATCAAAGAGAATAGAAAGAGAATTGAGAATATAAATACAAGCAACAAGATTAGATTTTCCATAAGATATACTCCAAAGTGTGCGTTAAAAGCACGCACTAAAAGATTAATAGAATCAACTACATATATTACAATATGTAATACATACAAACTACATAGTCAACAATGTATTGATTACATATAATGCAACCAATACAGTCAACTAATGTAACCATAGAGGCACCACATTACACACATCCACTCGTCACTTTGTTATGGCATATTGTATCGTCAAGACAATAATTCGAATTAACATAAAAGGTTTTAGAACATAAGGAGTATAAGAGATAGAGTATGAGTATACTACATAGATACTACATCGTATACTACACATAGGTCAATCACTTCTGTCTTTAACTTACCGAAGGTAAGACAGAGTGCTACATAGAACTAGATAGGGGGGGGGTGTCATGTGTATTAACAAGATTTATTAAGATGTACCTACTTAGACACAACAAAGGCTAAATTGGACTATCCAGAAGAGAAGGGATTCTAACGAACAAAGGAGGGCGTATACAAGACTATATAGATCTGAGACATTACTCAAAGTAACTCTAATTCTAAATACTAGATTTTAGTATTTGTTTTACTTTGTGTTTACTATATAGTACTATTATAGCATATTTTTCTATAAAAGTCAATATCCGACATAGCAAAATCTTAAAATAAATCTTTCTTCTTAAATTGCGAACGCAGTGAGCATAATTTGCTTGACTTTTAGTTTCTTCTGTGTTATAATGATTACATAGTTAGTAAATTATTGTCCACTCTTTAGTGGATCGAGCGGAGCGAGAGACATGCCATACATGACGAACGGCAAACGAGATTATAAAAAAGAGTTAGACTGGGAACACGAACAAAGTAAGAAGCGTGTTAAAGACCGTGCTGCTCGTAATAAGGCTCGTAAAGAAGCTGGACTTAAAGTAGGAGACTCTCGTCAAGCTGATCACAAGAAACCTTTGGACTCAGGTGGTTCTACTAAGAAGTCTAACGTACGAGTCATCTCGGCTAAAGCGAATGCAGATAAAGAAGTAAAACGCAAGAGGTCTAAACCTGGAAACAACTAATCAAAATTTAGAGAGTCAGTTTACTGAGCCGAAGCCGAAGGCTAGGCGCAAGGGTAGGAGAAGTAGAGAGGAGACTAACAAGATTAGAGCTGCTCTTGGGTTAACCGTTAAGGTTGCTCCCCCTAAAAGGGACTACACTCCACCTGCTATTCTACCAGAGAAGACTAAGGCTAAGTCGCAAGAGATCCTTGCTGCTATGCTCCAAGGTAAGAGTACACTAGTAGTAAAGAAAGTAATGGACAAAGCTTTAGATGACAACGACTCTGATCAGATGGCTTGTCTCAAACTGCTTATAGATCGTATGATCCCTACATCTTATTTTGAGAAAGAGAATAAGGGTAACAAGGGGATTACTATTCAGATCATGGGCGTAGGTGAAGTAGGTATAAAAGAAAACGAAGACGAACCGATTGAAGCAGAATACGTAGAAGAGGAAGAGATAGAGAATGGATGAGAGTAATGGCTTCACTCAGTATGGTCTAGTTCCCTCTGGACCTATAAGTCTTTCTAAGAAGTTAGGAGGTATGTCTCTTTCTCTTTTAGGAGATCTCACTAATAGAGTGCTACAAGGTGATGTATCTTATGATGGACAGTATGGTTCAGTGGGTGCTTCTAGAGATCTAGCAGGTAGTTCGACTAATCTTAGAGGTTCTTACTATACACCAGAGGGTGAGTTATCTGCTTCTGGTACAGTAAACGGTGTTAACAATGTGAATTACTCAACTGGTCCCTATAATATGGGAACTGATACTAAAGGTAATTACTATGGTAGTTATCAAGGAGATGGATTCCAAGTGAATGCTACTGATAAATCTTTAGATACTTCCTTCCAGATACCTATGGTAGATAAGAGTAATGATATGACTGCTGGTTTTAAGTATGATGGTTACTCTAAGACTCCTGAAGTCTATGGTCAATACCACAAGCAGTTATCAGATAGTGGGTTTGTAGATGCTTCTGGTAGACTAACTCCTAAAGGTTATGACCTTATGATCCAAGGTGGATTCTCCTTTTAATCTATGGCAAATCTACAGGTTAAGCTTCACGATAAACAGTTAGAGATATTCAACGATCCACACAGGTTCAAAGTAGTAGCAGCAGGTCGACGCTTTGGTAAGTCTCGTCTAGCAGCTTGGACCTTGATCATTGAGGCACTAAAGAGTACTGAGAAGGATGTGTTCTATGTAGCACCTACTTATCAGCAAGCAAGAGATATTCTCTGGTCTCTTCTTAAAGAGATAGCAAGAGATGTCACTGCATCTGCCCACGAGAACACTTCGGTGTTGACTCTAATTAATGGACGTAAGATTTATCTCAAGGGTTCTGATAGACCAGATACTCTTCGGGGTGTCGGTTTAGCGTATGTAGTAATCGATGAGTACGCTGACATGAAACCTCAGGTATTCGAACAGATCTTAAGACCAGCTCTAGCAGACGTTCGAGGTGGTGCTTTATTTATTGGTACTCCTAAAGGTAGGAACCACTTCTACGAACTGTTTAAGTACAGTGAGGGTGAGAAGGACAAGGATTGGAAGTCGTTTCACTACACTTCTTATGATAATCCTCTTCTCCCTAAGGATGAGATAGAAGCAGCTAAGTTGTCTATGTCTAGCTTTGCGTTTAGACAAGAGTTTATGGCTTCATTTGAAGCAGCAAGTAGGGATCTATTTAAAGAGGAATGGGTGCACATCGATGAAGAAGAACCTAGTGAAGGTCGTTATTTCGTTGCAGTTGACTTGGCTGGCTTTATCAACGTGGATAGAGAGTCAGGTAATAAAAATAAAAAGCTTGATGAGACAGCTATAGCTGTAGTCAAGGTCCACGATGGTGGGTGGTGGATAGCAGATGTACTACATGGTAGGTGGGATATTAAAGAGACTTGTTCTCAGATAATGTCTGCAGTAGTTAAGTACGAACCTGTTGCAGTTGGTATTGAAAAAGGGAGTCTAAAGAATGCAGCATTACCTTACCTTACTGACCTTATGCGTAGGCACAACCACTACTTTAGGATTGATGACGTTACTCATGGTAATCAAAAGAAAACAGATCGAATTGTCTGGGCTCTCCAAGGTCGCTTTGAACACGGAA